TACTGACAGTGGTCTTCCATTCCAACAAATGGCATTTAGCATTGAGAAAGTTTCTGTAACTGCTCAGTCCCGTGCGTTGAAAGCAGAATACTCGCTAGAACTAGCACAAGACTTGAAAGCAATTCATGGTTTGGATGCTGAAACAGAATTGTCGAACATTCTATCGACAGAAATCTTGGCTGAAATTAACCGTGAAGTTATTCGTACAATCTACGCTACTGCTGTTACTGGTGCTCAGTACGGAACAACTACTGCTGGTTACTTTGACTTAGATACTGACTCGAATGGTCGTTGGTCTGTTGAGCGTTTCAAAGGTCTAATTTTCCAAATCGAGCGTGATGCTAACGTTATTGCAAAGCAGACTCGTAGAGGAAAAGGTAACGTTCTAATCGTTTCGTCTGACGTTGCTTCCGCTATGGCTATGTCTGGTGTTCTACAGTACACACCAGCACTACAAGCTGATCTACAAGTCGATGACACAGGCAACACTTTTGCTGGTCTATTGCATGGTCGTATCAAGGTTTACATCGATCCATATTTTGGTGGATACACAAGCAACCAAGAACTAGTCACAGTTGGATATAAGGGTTCTTCGCCTTATGACGCTGGTCTGTTCTATTGCCCATACGTTCCTCTACACATGGTTCGTGCTGTTGACCAGTACACCTTCCAGCCAAAGATTGGTTTCAAGACTCGTTACGGCATGGTTGCAAACCCATTTGCTCAAGGTACTGATGTTGGTAACGGCAGATTGAATGCTCGTTCGAACGTTTATTATAGAATATTCGGCGTGAAAAATTTAATGTAAGTCTTTGTTTACATTAAAAAAGCACCGTTAAGAGTGTAATTTAAAAGGAGAACTTCGGTTCTCCTTTTTTTTATCTTCATAAATAGTAAACATAAGGAGATATGATGGCACAGTTAATACCACAACCAGAAAATACAAACTTTTTACAAACTACAAAGTTCGTATTGACTTTTCCTAGGATCAATAATACACAGTATTTTTGTCAACAGGTTAATATGCCAGGTGTTTCTTTACCGGAATTAGTTCAAAATACTCCTTTTGTAGAACTATACAAACCAGGAAATAAAATTCAATATGAACTTTTTAATGTAACTTTCATTGTTGATGAAGAACTTAGAGCTTGGATGGAATTACATGATTGGATTAAAGGATTAACTTTTCCTAATGACTTTACTCAATACGAAAATCTTAGAAATCTACATCCAGTTGCACAAAACTCTCCTGCTCCACAATATGCAGATGGCACATTAACTATTCTCTCAGCTTTAAACAATCCAAAACTAAGTCTACAATTTGTGGATATGTTTCCAACTAGACTTTCATCTATTATGTTTAATACCACAGATGAAAATACCACTACCATTACTGCCGAATGTTCGTTTAGATTCTCGTACTATAATGTTACCAGATATTAACAAAAAGCTTGCATGATCGCAATTAGTGTGCTATAATACGAGTTTAACATTGTCTTTTTAATTTAATTATGGAAAACTTAGAGCAAGTCTTAAAACTATGGGAAAAAGATTCTATTGTTGATGAAACGGAACCTTCTCGTGAGATCATCAGAATTCCAAATCTGCATAGCAAATATCTAAACATCCTAACGAAGCATCGAATTGCGGTGAAGAAAGCTACATTTGATTACCATCGTATGCGTAAAATCAAATGGGAGTATTACACAGGTAAGATGGATCAAGATGAGTTAGTAGAATATGGTTGGGAACCATTTCGATATACCCTCAAATCTGATGTGAATACATATCTTGAGAGTGACGGTGATTTAATTAAACTTCTAGAGAAAAAGGTATATCACGAAGAAGTTGTGGAAGTATGTAATGCGGTTCTCAAAGAACTGAATAACAGAACATGGCAACTTCGTGAACATATGACACATGAGCGATTCATCCAAGGCGCAAGATAAAATAATAATTACAAAAGCTAACGAAGTCTATGCCACAATTGAGTGCGAAAGACATTTAGCTAAAGAACTATCTGACTATTTTACATTTTTTGTTCCGGGTCATCAATTTACTCCAGCATTTCGAAATCGAATCTGGGATGGAAAGATAAGACTTTTAGACTTAAGAAGTAATAGTATCTACTTAGGTCTTTTACCATACATCGAAAGTTTTGCAGAAGAAAGACAATACGAAATTGAATATGGTGATCCAAGACCAGATTTGACTGATGACTTTTCTTTGTATTTGGCTAAAAAATTTGCAGATGAACTTCAAGTAACAGCAAATGGCAAAGATATTGAAGTAAGAGATTATCAGTTAGCAGCATTCACACATGCAATGCGACACAGAAGATCATTGTTGCTGTCTCCAACCGCCTCAGGCAAGTCGTTAATCATTTATCTACTCATACGTCAAATGATTGATTATAAGAGCTACAAGGGTCTTATAATCGTTCCTACAACATCTCTTGTTGAGCAGCTATACTCAGACTTTGCAGACTACTCAGGAAAGAACAACTTCTTAGTAGAAGATAACATACATCGAGTATATCAAGGCAAAGATAAAGTTTCCGATAAAAAACTTATCATATCTACTTGGCAGTCTTTGTATAAGATGCCGCCTGAATATTTTGAACAGTTTGATTATATTATTGGTGACGAAGCACACCTATTCAAGTCTCAATCTCTTACTACTATTATGACTTCTTGTATTAATACAAAATATCGTATAGGTCTTACTGGTACTTTAGATGGAACAAAAACACATAAGTTGGTACTTGAAGGTCTTTTTGGACCTGTAGAGAAAGTTATTTCAACCAAAGAACTTATTGACAGCAAGCAACTTGAAATCAAATGTCTTGTTCTTAAACATCCAGATGAAAAAGCAAAAGAACTAAAAGGTAAAGAATATAAAGATGAAATAGAGTATCTCATATCATCAGAACCAAGAAATAAATTTATAAAAAATCTAGCACTTTCTCTTGGTACGAATACCTTAATTCTCTATCAATTTGTTGACAAGCACGGCCAAGTCCTGTATGATAACATTACCAATGCCAAAAATATAGGCAATCGCAAAGTCTTTTTTGTCCATGGTGGAACAGATACAGAAGACAGAGAAAACATCAGAAAAATTATGGAGGAAGAAAATGATGCTATTGTTATCGCTTCTTTTGGTACTTTTAGTACCGGCATTAATATACGGAATTTACATAACATTATCTTTGCGTCTCCTAGTAAATCAAGAGTACGAAACCTACAATCAATTGGTAGAGGTCTCAGAAAAGGAGAAACGAAAGAAAGAGCGGTATTATACGATATCGCGGATGACTTAAGAATTAACAAATACATGAATTTTACTTTGAAACACTTCGTAGAACGAGTAAAGATATATACTGATGAGGGTTTTAAATACAAACTCTATAAGATAGGACTCAAAAATGGAACAAATTAAAATCGTTCGATTAAAAACAGGTGAGGACCTTATTGGTTTTGTTGTTGAAGATGATTATGCTACCTGCTACATCAAAGATGCTTTTTGTATCTTGATGGAAGAAGATACTCGCAGACAAAAACAAGTATTGACTCTTGCAAGTTGGGCACCATCGTCTATTATCAAAGTAAACGAATGCAAGATTTGTGATAATGATATTTTAACTAAATTTGAACCTACTGATATTTTTGTGGAACACTATCTTGGTACTTTGAAAGCTGTACTCAATATGGCTAAAGCAAAAGAAGAAGTAGATAAACTAACTGATGACGAGATTGTGAGTATGATTGAAGCAATGGATGATGAAACAGAAAGAACATTACATTAAGTAATTAAGTAATCCTTTTATTAGCATCATTAAGGACATACTCAGTATACGACCTTGTCAAGTCTTTGTCAACACTTTTTTATGGTAAACTTATGAAACAAAAGCATTATGTGAACAATGAGGATTTTCTCAAAGCACTGGTTAAGTACAAAGCCGATTCTAAACAAGCACTTATCGATGAAACCGAAAAACCAATTGTACCAGACTACATTGGTGAATGTTTCATGAAAATTGCTGAAGGATTGTCGCATAAGCCAAATTTTATCAATTATACCTATCGTGATGAGATGATTTCAGATGGTATTGAAAACTGTCTGATGTATTTTGAGAATTTTAATCCAGAGAAGTCAACCAATCCATTTGCATACTTCACTCAAATTATTTACTATGCGTTTCTCAGACGTATCCAAAAAGAAAAAAAGCAACTGTACATCAAATACAAAGCTACCGAGCAAGTTGGTATACTAGATGAATATGAAATGATGGAATTTGATGATGGCACCACAAAACAATTTGAACTATATGATAATATTGCCGAATTTATCGAAAACTACGAAGATAGCAAGAAGAAGAAAAAAGAGGCAAACAAGCCAAAAGGTCTTGAAAACTTTTTGGAAGAGTGATATAATAAATCATTTTAAATTTAACTAGAAATCAAAACATGAAAGTAGCAATTATCACGGACCAACATTTTGGTGCCAGAAATGACAGCATAGTTTTTCTTGATTTTTATGAGAAGTTTTATCGTGAGACTTTTTTTCCAAGACTCAAAGAAGAAGGAATTGGTACTGTACTAATTCTAGGAGACACTTTTGATAGAAGAAAGTATGTCAACTTTTATTCTTTAAAGCGTAGTAAAGAAATGTTCTTCGATGTTCTTCATGAAAATGGAATTGAAGTTCACATGTTAGCAGGTAATCATGACACATATTTTAAAAATACAAATGATGTAAACTCAGTAGACTTACTATTGAAAGAGTATGGCAATATTAATGTTATCGATACTCCATCTACAATATATGTGGGACCCACTTCTATCTCCATGATTCCATGGATATGTGCAGAAAATTATAACGAGTGTTTGGACACTATTAAAGAATCAAAATCAGATATCTGCATGGGTCACTTTGAAATTGCTGGTTTTGCTATGCATAAAGGTATGCCTTCCGAAGAAGGTCTAGACAGAAACATATTCAAAAAGTTTGAATTTACTTTTAGTGGACATTATCACCACAAATCTTCTTCAGATGGTATTTACTATCTAGGAAATCCATACGAACTAACTTGGCAAGACTACAATGATCAAAGAGGGTTTCATATTTTCGATTTGTCTACTCGTGATTTACAGTTTGTGGAAAATCCTAACGTCATGTTTCATCGTGTAGTTTATGATGACAAAGACAAAGAGATTAAAGAATTGTCGAGTCACGACATGACGCCATATGCTGGAAAATATGTTAAAATAGTAGTTGCCAACAAAACTAATCCATATCTTTTTGATGTGTTCGTAAACAACTTATACCAAGTTAATCCTACCGATGTTACCATTGTAGAAGACTTTACTGACTTGACAGATGGGTTAAATGATGATATACTAGATCAAGCTGAGGATACTGTTACTATCCTAAATAACTATGTGGATGCTATCCAAGAATCAACTTTGGATGGATCAAAATTGAAATCTATCCTCAAAGAACTCTATGTTGAGGCAATAAACTTAGAACAAGTATGATAATTTTTGAATCCGTAAAATGGAAGAACCTTCTCTCTACTGGAAATTTCTTCACGGAAATTGACTTTCAAAGATCACCAAATACTCTAATCATTGGATCAAATGGATCAGGAAAATCTACTATTCTTGATGCTTTGACTTTTGCACTATTTGGTAAACCTTTTCGAAAGATTAATAAGCCTCAACTTCCAAACTCTATCAATAACAACGATTGTATTGTTGAGATTAAATTTTCTATTGGTAAGAAAAACTACAAAGTAGTTCGTGGAATCAAACCAAATATATTTGAAATATATCTTGATGGTAAATTGATTAATCAAGATGCAGCTAGTCGAGACTATCAAGAAGTTCTAGAAAAAAACATTCTAAAACTTAATTTTAAGTCATTTACTCAGATTGTTATTTTAGGTTCTGCTTCATTTACTCCTTTCATGCAACTATCTGCTGCTGATCGTAGAAACATTATTGAAGACTTACTTGATATTCAAATATTCTCATCAATGAACACTTTGGTGAAACAAAAGCTTGTTGATATTAAAAATGGATCAACAAAGATCAAGTATGATATGGATTTAGTAGCAGAGAAGATTAATCTTCAAAAACAAAATATTGAAGACCATAAAAAACATAATGATACTGAGATTGAAAAGAAGCGCAAAGAAATAGAAGAATCAACTGCACAGATTGATAAACTATCAGATGATATTGTTCTAATACAAAAACATATTGATATTTTACAGAAGAAAACTTTGGATGTAGAAACAATAAAGACCAAGTCTTCTAAACTATCACAACTTCAAAGCAAACTAACCTCAAACAATAAAAAGTTGGACAAAGAGATTGTTTTCTATGCTGAGAATGATGATTGTCCTTCGTGCAAACAGAACATTACTTTAGAATTCAAGAATGCACAATTAGTAGAAAAAACCAATAAGAAAACAGAAATTGATGCTGCATTGGTAGATTTGAATAGCAAGATTGCAGAAGTAGATGCTCGATTAATCGAGATCGACAAGTTAATTAAACACATCTCTGGTCATAACTCAGAGATAATTAAACATAATGCTTCAATCTCAGCTATCAACAAATATATTGCTAAAATTAATGTTGAAATTTCTGAACTATCTATTCGCAAAGATAATTTGGAAGAAGAAAATACAAAACTAAAAGAACTCAGAGAACAGCTTTCAGAGTTGGTAAAACAACAAGAAAGCTTCTCTAACGAAAAACAGTATTATGATTACGCTTCGATGTTATTAAGAGATACTGGAATCAAAACAAAGATCATCAAACAATATCTTCCAATTATGAATAAGATGATAAACAAATATCTGACGGCAATGGATTCGTTTATCAACTTTAATCTGAATGAGAATTTTGAAGAAACTATTAAGTCTCGACATAGAGATGACTTTAGCTATCATAATTTTTCTGAAGGTGAAAAGATGCGTATTGATTTGGCTATTCTATTCACTTGGCGACAGATTGCAAAAATGAAGAATAGCACCAACACAAACCTTTTGATTTTAGATGAGGTGTTTGACAGTAGCCTAGATACTGTAGGTACTGATGAATTTTTAAAACTGATGTACGACATTGGTGCTGATACAAATGTGTTTGTTATATCACACAAAGGAGATCAGTTATTTGATAAATTTAGATCCGTTATTCGGTTCGAAAAGAAAAATAATTTTTCAAGGATAGCAAAATGAGTGAAATTTTTAAATTTGATACTGCCGCAGAAGACAACTCTAAGTTTCAACAGGTTCAGTTATTCCCATTAGTAGACTCTAAAGATCCTATTCTACAAGAAGTTTTACCTGAATTTGATTTCTCGAACACACCAGTTAATCCAACAACATTTGCTTCTCAGTTGGTAGAAACATGTAAGTACCATGATGGATTAGGTCTGTCTGCAAATCAATGTGGTTTTAGACACAGAGTATTTGTAATGGGAGCAGGTGATAATTATGTTGCACACTTTAATCCAAAAGTTATATCTGTGTCAGAAAATTTGGTACACATGTCAGAAGGTTGTCTATCGTTTCCATTTTTGTTCCTAAATATAACTAGACCCGGTACTATTCAAGTAGAATATCAGGACTATCATGGTGAAACAAAACAAGCCACTTATTCTGGTGTTACTGCTCGATGTTTCTTGCATGAACTTGACCATCTAAACGGAGTAGTTTATACAAGTAAAGCTAAACCTTTGGCGTTAAAAACTGGAAAACAAAAACGAGACAAACTTCTTACGCGGATGAAAAAAGCAAATGAAAAATTGGCAACACGGACACGAACTAGATTACCTTAAAGAAATTGAGAGTCTATATGCAGACTATAATCAGTTTGCTGACTCTCCTTTTGCAGAATATAAGAAAAACAATGTAGCTGCTGATCTCTTTAGCAATAACTTAGTGCTAGATACAGAAGGCTCATATGTTACTCGTACCGCTAGTAAAAGAACACCAATCAACATGTATGGTGAAGTTTCTATTGGGTATAAAGAGCCAGGTGATGTAGTCATAACAAAGCTTCGTGGTACTGACAACTATATTGAAAATTTTTGCAAGCAATGTGTTGAGAATACTTGGCTGTATGTCTGGGCAGAAGATACAAAAACCAGAGAATTAGTCAAAAAAGACTTTGATTATGTCGGTAGCAAGATCACTACATTTGGTGAAATTTATGCCATTTATTTTAAAAATTCTTCTAGCGTATTAGTACCAAGAACTCATTCGTTCATCGATCCAGTAGAAAACATTGCCATAAAACAGTTGCAAATTTCTGTTGATTGTGATATCATAGAAAAAATTGGACTTCAGTTAGAGCAGCTTTCTATGAAATTTCAAAATCACTACAGCAATTACAACAAGAAAAAATCTTGGTCTGCCATATCGTTGCGTGGATATACTTCAGATATCATGCGTATTGAAAAACCTATTGAAATGAGTAGTAAGTGGAAAGAGGAACATAAAGATGAACATTTTGAACTTCAAGACACTAGTCTCCGAGAGCAATTTTTGGAAATTAACAGTCTTTTGTCATTCTTGGGTGATGCAGAACTCCATCGAATTAGGTTTATGTGTTTGGTTCCTGGTGGTGGCGAACTTACTCGACACACCGATCAAGTGGATCCAGATTCCGGTCTCAATAATGATAATGTTTGTCGCTTACATTTTCCTATACAGACTAATCCTGATGTACGTTTTGGAGTGTGGGAACCAAGCGGAAACAAAAAAGAAGTAAACATGAAAGTTGGTGAATGTTGGGTATTAGATACTCGAAAGCCTCATACTGTGATTAATGATGGTAATCAAGATAGAATACATTTAGTTGTAGATGTTAAAGTAAATTCTCATTTAAAAGAGTTGATATTAAAATGAAAAAATGGTTTTATGAAAAAAACCGAGAGTTACTAAACTCTCCGGTAAATGTGACTTTCGAAGAAATCTTATGGATGTCTAAAGATGAATTTCGTCAATGGGCAATTGATCTACGCAAGACGGTAGTTGATCTATGGGACAATCATAATC